GATGAATAGTTTTCGAAGATCATTACCGGAGTTTGGATTGATTTTCAACCCTGTAGTTCGGTGAAGTTCGAGAATGGCTGCTTGATGAGCTAGTTCAACTTCATGAACCCAGCGTTCAAGCTTGGGTCTATCAATGAGAGCTCCCGCTCTCTCCATAGCGCAGGTAGCATAGATGAGATCATCTTCCAGATTACATACATCTGTCAAATCTTGCTCGTCTATAAGTTTTTGTTCTACTAAGTCTAGTTGAAGATGAAGGTAAGCATCATATTCTGCGTACTCTCCAACTTCACTAGCGGCCATGTCTGCGATATTGCTTTTGTCAGAATCATGAGGAGATAACTCAGCTTTCTGTTCTCCCAGAAACTCAGTAGCTAAAATGTTTAGATTGAATTTCCTGCGGTGCTCATCTAGTAAAGCTGCTTTGAAAGCCGGGTCATGAACCTTGGCCCCTATTTCTTCTAAATCTAATCCCCATGTTTTAGTTACGTGAACATCGCCTTTTGCGTTAATGATACTTAGATGACGACCATTAAGTTCTTTCTTAGCCCATCGTCTTACAGAATTCTCATCTATATTCCCGCCTCCCCGATGCCCATGAGGAAGGTAATACTTTTTAAGATCTGGAGTACAAAGAGCTATTCCTACTTGTTGAGCAGTGAGAATGTTCTTGTCACTAAATGTAAACTCAGTATCGAAACCGAAATGTAGATCGAGAGGATACGCCGAAAGGTCAGGCAACTCTTGAGGAGCTGTCCAACCTGACGGAGCATGGTGACCAGAGAATAGATTTCCGACCATTCCTGGTTTAGGAAGGATTTTCGGCATCCCACTCCTTCCCAGCTATTTCAATGTAGCACCCTCTTTCGAGAAGAACGTTTATTCCTCGTTTATCTACATAGTCTTCAGCACATATTACTACTTCTATATCAGTGTTAGCTATCATTTTAGCGCAGATAAAACAAGGAGTACAGCTACAATAAATAGTATGGGCGCGATTAAGATCATTACACTGAAGAAGAGCATTCTGTTCAGCGTGGACTGCCATACATGATGATGTATCACCTGGTTTATCAGAAGCACCCAAACAAGGAACATCAATACAGTGATCAAAATCCTTTGGTACGCCGTTATACCCTGTGCTAAGTACATGACCTTCTCTATCTGTTATGATTGCTCCTACTGCCCTTCTAATGCAAGTACTGCGAGCCGCTACCAACTGTAGCATTGCAAGATAGTACTCATGCCGTTGTAAACGCTCTGGTCGTACTGAGTCCACGTAACACCTCCAAACAACTTTTCTTGTTATTAGTTAACGATTGAGTGTATTCTTTCCAAGGGCTATCAAATTTTTCTAGATCAAATGGATGAACTCTCCTGCTTAGAATTCTTTTAATTTCCTCCTGTGATGGCTCGAGGATGTCTGGAGTTAATTGAGGAGAACGAATATTCTCTACACTATTATAAACTGAAGCTTCAGTTCCAACTATCCAGTTAGTTGAATAGATATGGCTAGAAGCAAGATTCATAGTCACTGAACCAACTTCTACCCCAAGCCTAGAAGATATAAGATTGGTCAATTGACTAAAAGTAAAGAAATCATATGGAAGTCCCAACCAGACATCTGAACTTCTCATATTTGCAGTACAGTGAAGTTTATTTCCACGAACCATCCACTGTAGAGAAATAGTACAAGGAATATCCTTTGAATCAGATGGACTGGGAGTCCAAATAGTCGCTACTGCTTGACGTGAATCTGGTTTTCTCAGCGTCTCAAGTAGATAAGGAAGTTGAGGCATGAGTCGTGGACCATATGCACCTGATAGTATTTGATCATCATCACTGAATTTACGCATCACTGAATTGTAAATAGCTAAACTCTCCACGTCATTGAGCCCAGCTTGAATCCACAACCACTCAGCAATCATAAATCTATAGTTAAGGTCTCTAGTCTTATTTACCATGATATTATTGAGACCATCTTCAATCTCAAGTGTTACGTTGAGAATTTCTTTAGTTCTTAATCCACGTGGTTGATATTCTTTTCCATCTCCTAATAGTGTTCCTAGTAACTGGAGCCACCCGAACGCAATACTTTTTTGACGAATATGAAGGGCCATTACCTTGTCTTTCTATTTTTTCATGGAGTCAAGGATGAGGTTAGACATAACCAAAGGATTATGTCCCTTAAATCTCTTAAGGAAAGATGGGTGAGGTAGTCGATCTACTTTAAAAGGTAAGTTAGTATTTCCATCAGTCTGTTCCCAGAACCATTCTTTTGCTTTATTCCCTAGAAGAAAGATTCTTTTCAGATATGGAAGATTACACAGAATAGGTCCTAGAGAATGTGGTTCTCCAGTAACTGAGTAAGCGTTAGACAAAGCCAGTTGATACTCTTTGATACCAGCAAGTTCAATGGCTTTGTTAAGGTATCCACTAGAACCATTAAGAGCAAAAAATGGTATGTCGATAGATTCATGATTTGGTTGGTCACCTATAAAAAGATACTCAGCCCAAGGAGTACCTACGGTTCCATCCGGTAGAATAACTCTTTCAATAGAAAGAGAATCGCTATAGATTTTCTCGGGAATATCTTTGGTGTAGTCATAGATCATACCTATATTTCCAAACTGGTGCACCCACTGAGCATACTTCGTAAAGACCATTTCCCACATACTCATCGGACTTAAAGCATGATCCTTAACTCCCTTAAGATAATCATCTTTTTCTTTAAGTTTTTCCTTGTAGTTTTGCCTGGCGATGTCTATTTTAGGCATAACTACATACATGTTGATATACTTTGATCGATGAAGTCTATAGAATAAATTCTGACCTTCAATTCCAAGATTGTCTTTTCCTCTGGCTATAGGGCCATATATTCTTTCTCCCAACCATAACCTATCGTGAACCACTGGTTTTGGAGATTTCAAAGAATCATCGATGATCTTTAGGTAATGAGATACTAGATCAACTCCATGCTCTGGAGGACCCTCATGACGATAGTCAAAACCCATGTCTACAAGGTTTTTAGCTAGTGTGGTTTTTCCTCCACCATCTGGTCCTTCGAGAATCACAATTCTACCCACGTCTGTTGCCTCAATCTTTCAGTTATTTACTTTTTATCTGGGATGGCTAACAAAAATTTCTTCCCGCAACATTCGCAGCTTACATGGAAATGAGCTACCATAACACCAGCGCAGACCGCCACGTGTTTGTGTTTATCTCCAAATATTCCTACACGCTCTATTTCTGCGGGTTGATTTCCAGCACAGTAGACTGATTGAAACTTACCAGTCTTTTTTCTACTGTAGAAATCATCAATAGCGAGACACGTAGGACATTCAAGAAGTGCTTCTCTGTTGTATATTGGGGTTTTGCTTATTTTATCGAGAATAATTCCAGAGTCTGTTCGATCGATAAAACTAGGGAAAGGATGAACCTTAATGGAGGGAATAATTGAACTTAAGTCGTAGTCTTGCGCCATCGTTATTCCTCGTGTAATTCTCACACCAGAGGTTATACTGAGTTAATAAGCTAGTGCAGGTAGTCTCCTCAGTTAAAGAGACTACCGCACTAGATTGAAATCACTAGTACTTCATGATTTCTAAATTAAGCAGCTTTTTGTTCAGTCTCAGCAGCAGGAGTAATCTGTTCGACTTCCTTATCAGCCACGAGACCCTTGAGGTGATAGGTCGCAGAAGCAACCACAGGCGTTTTGGAGACCAGACCATCGCACTTGGCAGCGATCTGCTCGGCAGTAAAGCTTCCATCGCCCAGACTCTGAAGAGCTTTCACGACGATCTGACGCTGTCCGCGAAATTTCGCAGCATCAACTCCCGCAAGGATGCGGTACTGGACATTCGCAGGAGTACGTGGCGTACGCTCTTTCTTCTGAGCTCCGTCAACGGCGGTCTCAGCCTTGTCTCCATGCTTGGTCTTACCTTTCTTCGGCTCTTCAGCAACAACCTTCTCAGTAGCTTCCTTCATGGTATTTCTCCTTTTGCCCTTAGGCGATAATCTCAAGGATTCCTTGAGATGTAAGTTTATTGACGAAGTAGGTCACCACTCTACCAAGATCAGATTTAGTTTCCAGCTTTCCTTTTACTCGTGAGGTGAGTTGGTAAATAGAAGCTGGGCCGTGCTCTTTAAAGTCTCTAAGCAAAGCTAACTGCCTGCCGTTAAACGTTGTTATGTCTACATTTGCTTTAAGAGCATATTCTCTGTTAGCCTTATCAGATAGACGAGATATAGATTCTCCATACTCATTTACTGACAAACTACCAATGAACTGCATGGCTTCTTCTATGGTAATTTCTTCCATATCAGCCAAAGCTCTTGCAACAGTGTTGACAGGGAAAGGACGATTATTTTCTAAGAAGAAAGCAATTCTCTTCTTAAAAGAGTCTATGAATCTAGAGGCTGAGAACGTAATCCCCGTAGTATTTATGGGCCAGATTGATTTTCCAGAATTTCTGGCGAAATCATACTCACTAACTATTAATTCAGTTAGAGCAATCGGATGAAGAAGATGAGCTTTACGATCTTTCTCATCGAGTACGATCCATACACCATAACCAGTGATTGGAGATTTCTCGTGATAAGTAGTAAACTCTCTGATTTCCACTTCAGTAATCCTTTCAGTATCAATCAATCTATTAATACTATAATATGCGATGCCGCTAGTTGTACACAAAATAATGAGCGAGTTTTCATTTATTTTTGCTAGTCACTATTGCACAAAATTTTATACTCGATAAGAATATGTGCCATCTGGAAGAAGAAGCATTAATCTCTCCTTAGCTCTCGTAACACCTACATACCAGACTCTATGTTCATCATCTGGATTAGCTAAAAGACTATCATAAACTGCTCGACTAATCTCAGTGTCTATGATGACTGTTTGAGCTTCTCTACCTTTGGACTGATGTATAGATAGTAATTCAGTATTTGGTCGAGCAGTATTGAGAAATCCTACTCTCCTAGCGCATGACTCTAAGTAGTCTTTTCCTGGGAGATTGTGCATTATTCGTGTCCACTCGTGCCATTCTGGACGATTTATAAAGACGTCTTCTAGTTTAAATGTTTTTTGAGACGTTATACGCTTTTTGATATTCAGGTGAAGAAATCCAGGATCACAGTATTTTACTACTTTACGAGCAGCAGCTTGAGGAATCTCTTTATTCTTTATTAATTTATACCAAGATAACAGAGCAGTTCTTACTCCAACATCATACAAAGGACTTCCATGACCTATAAATGGAACACTCTCTTCTTTAAGCTGACGAGCTAATTCTTGTCCACGATAATGATTTCTGAAAAGTACGAAAGTTTTATCTTTAAATTCGTGAGTTCGAAGATATCCGATGTCAGCCACTTCTCCATCAGATTCAGTAGGAGCGTACTCTTTCGTCAGCCGTGTCCCTATTCTGTTAACCACTTTCATTGCGGCCTTATGAACAGCTTTTGATACTCGATAAGATTGATCTAGAGTTTCAACTGTATCTACTTTTAAGTCTTGAAATGCTGTAGCATCTGCACCAGCCCAGTGGAAAATAGCTTGATCATCGTCTCCAGCTATAAACCATCTTTTAGCATTAGCTCCTAGTTTACTAACCACTTCCCACTGCAGACTAGACAAATCCTGAGCTTCATCTACGAATATAGTGTCAATGTCAAGTGGCTTACCGTGATCTAGGTACTGAGTAAGGAGGTCTGTATAATCCAACATCCCTTCCATGTTCTTCCAGTTACGGTATGCTTTCGTGAACCAAACCGCGTATTTGAAATCAACGTCAAGACTAATTTCCTGTAGAGCTTCTTTAAGGAGAATTCCTCGGTGTCTCCCGCAGTGATTTGCTTGTAGCAGAAAATCATCTCTAGTTGGGGGATCGAAGGTTCGTTCGAATTCCTCAACCCATGGGTCTGTAGTATTTCCGTTAAGTTTGACTCCGAGGAATTTTCCAAAAGTCCTGAGGTCATGAGGCTTAACAATCTGGTCTTGAGTAATTCCGAGCTGACGATAACAAATAGCATGAATAGTCCTCAAATAAGGAAAATCGGCTTCAGTGCGTCCTGTTCGTTGTAGAGCTTCTTCTCTAGCAGCTCTAGTAAAGGTAAGAAAAGCAATTTTGTTAGGTGCTGTACCAAGGGCAAGTTCTTCTTCTAAGAGTTCCATTAACCGGGTAGTTTTCCCAGTTCCAGGGGGTCCCAACAACTTTAATTTCATGCCGTTCTCTTTCTAGAACAAACTAAACTGCATAGGTTCTTCCTTTATTATTTCTGGTTTAATGGCCACTGGCTTACTAAGCCGACTCTTTAGCTCATTCCTCCCCCATCTACATTTTCTATCAGGAACATTAACTACATTATCTCCATAATAGGGTTCATTGTCATATTCACTTTTATAGAATCTGACAATTCCTTCCTCAGGAAATTTACTCATTGCTCCATGAATCATCATACAGATAGCTATACTAGACCAGTGACACGTTCCCATACTACATATTCTTACATGGTCTAACCCACACTCACAAGCAACATCAAAAGCTAATTCATCGAGGATATTCATTCTAACAACAGCAATTAATCCTTTATCGAGAATTTCCTTTATTTCCTCAGATAGTTTTAATGTTTTTTCATCGTGTTGGTATTTTCTCCAACATTCTGAGTCTAGATTAATAGTTCCGTAAGGAACATAGTGTGGGTCATGTAAATTATCAGATAGTGGAGAGTTCATGTAATGCTCCTGAATCTATTATAATTCAATGTATAATGAGTTGTACACTACTTTTTTGTCCTCTCCAAGTAGTCTGTGAGATACTGGCTATACCAGTGACTTTTTTTGAGATCTTCTAATTGAGTGGAAGATTCTTTTTTTCCTGCTCTAGAATCATATTTAATCTTGTTACCAAGTAAGAATCCAATAAATTGTTCTCGAGGAAGCCACGCCTCGAGAACTTTAATTGTCTCATATACAGTGTCTCCACCGTAATGAGAA